ACAGGATTGTGAAGATATACTTCAACATTAGCCACGTGTTTGTCAATATGACCTTGAGCGTGTGATCTAAAAGCTTTAATTAAAATTGGTCTCATATTCATTTTACTCTCCATTATATGATTGTGCCAGTCTGGGTGAATATCGTGTATCATTCTGCTAACGGGTTATCTAATGCTTCTTGTAAAGTTTCTCTGATATTATTATCTAATGTTCGCATGTCTTCACCTATTCTTGACTCGGTTTGTCTCATAGTATCACGAACATCTTTTTCGGATTCTCTTATAGTAGATTCAACTTCACGAATACTCTTAGTAACATCTTTTTGCAGCTGATTCATTTCATTTCTAATACCTTCAAGTACATCATCTATACTCGATTGTGTATCCTTAATTCTATTTTCAGATAATTCTAATTGTGTATTAATATTATCACGCATATCTGCCATTGTGTTCTGATTTTCAGCTAAAGCAATCCGCTGTCTTTCTTGTGAAGTATCCAGTTGACTTGCTATATCACCACGAATATTAGACATTGTAGTTTGATTATCTTTTAGGGTTGTTCTTAATCTTTCTTCAAAGGTATCAAGTTTTGTATATACATCATTCTTCAGATTTCTAACTGTAGTATCCATAGTCGTCATCTGATCATCTACACGTATCTTAACATTATTTGTTTTAGTTTCAATCGCCGTAATTAAAATTTCAAGTCTATTAATATCGGCTTTAATATCAACTTTAATGTCTTGTGTATAACTTATTGCATCTTCGAGTTTTTGTAATTGTAGAGCATTTGCCGATTGAATTTCATCTATATCAATATTTTGGATAATTTCTTTCATATCCATATAATCTTTATAGATTTCAAATCCACCCCAGGCAGCACCACCAAGAGTGGATAGTGCTGTAAGAACAGCAACCATTTTACCGCCTGAAAATTTTAATCCACCAAACTCAATTTCTGCCATCTAAACACCTAGTTAAATGTTTGCATTAATGCTGGTCCAAATTCGGACCCAGCCCATAGAATTGCAAGCATTGCAAATAATCCTATAACTACCCATTTCATTTTAAAATCATCCACTACCATCTTAATAGCAACTAGTTCATTTCCTAGAACACGTATTGCCATTTCAAACTTACCTTCGGGCTCATCCACCATTTTTATCTCCTAATTCTCAAACTGCAGTTCTCTTAACTGTTGCAGTTCTCTTTCAAGTTTCATAACTTCTAATTTCTTTTTTCTTAACTCAAGTTCATAAAGATCATTACAATTTATTCTTTCTTTAGGTCCGCCAATCGGTATAACTATTCTACCATATACTCCGACATCTCCAGCTCTACCTGTACCATAGTCTTGACTAAAAGGATCATCTTCTCTCTGTATAATCCCCGTAACACCAAATTCAAAGGAAGATGCCGATCCTATTGAGTTAGTACAATCCAAATCGCCAGCCTTAATTCTATCATTACCATAACCTTGAGATGCATTAGGTATGGCTAAATTCAAAGAAGCAGAATCCGCATGAGCAACTCCACTTAAAAACAATAATATAATAAAAAATAATCTCACATTTAATCTCTCTTTATTCTGGAACATATCCTAGAAGATACTCCAGTAGATTTCACTTCACCTTTCACGAGTTTAGATTCAGTACAAATAAACTCGATTTTTATTCTATCTCTATTTCTCACATAAATATCTATAGTTTTAGTTTCAAGATAATTTACAATAACTAATTGATTTTCAGTTGCAAACTGTACTTTATTCCACTCTTTATCATAAACATCTATTTTATAAAATCTAACATCATCACGTCGATTAAACAATTTAACGCTAGTTTTAGATAAACCTGAAACATATGATCGATCAAAAACTGGATATGTTGGAGTCATTTCATGTGAATAAACTGGGCTTACAAATAATGTAAGAAATAATATAATATATTTCATAATAAACTTTTCTAATCAATTATTGAGCAATGCATTCTGCGACAACGATTGCAGTATATTCGCCTTGCGGCATAGATGTGTCAACACCATATGTTGCAGTTGAAGATACATTAATCCAAACAGAACCAGCAACTGTTAAATCATAATCTGTTGTACTACCGTAAGTTACTTTTTCTGCTTCATAGCCAGACATACTAGTATCGCTCATAGATTCTACTGAAGTAGAACCAGTCCACTCAACCGTATCACTTAAACTTGGGCTTGAAGAAAAGCTTGTTGGTGTGGTAATTCTTGCTAGATAGTAACCGGCTTGTGAAGTATCAAATCTAATTTTCGGTAAAACACCACCATCAGAAGATGATGTACTTAGTTTATAGGGTTGCGGTGTTCCATATACGCCATCAACTTCAGTTGATACTGAGCACTTAGATTCTACGGTGCCTGTAATTGGGACATTCTCAGCAAAAACAGTACTTGCCATCCCTAAAACGGCACTTAAAGTTAAAATTATTCTGAACATTTGTTTGTTCCTATTTATTATTTTCTACTACTATTTATTCATATTGTGATCTAACTATTCTACGATGTAGTGTATCAGATGCAAAATTTCTTAGTGCTCGATTATTATCAGCTAATTGATTAGATTCTAATTTAATAGTTTCTTCATATATTCCGCCTGGTATGTTTACAATGTAATATTGATTTAAACTTTGCTCTTGTATATTGTATGCTTCCATCAAATCCATCTGTCCGCTATATTTATCAAGCATTTCACTATTAGTATCTAAACTGTTTTCTTCTTCGCTTTCAGTATTTTCGGTAGTTTCAAATTCTTCTTTAATTTCTATTTCATTATCTAATATATTCTGAACTTCTTCATTATCATATGGATTTTCTATTTCTGTTTCAATAGGATTTGAAAGTGCTTGTTCTGCTAATAGTGCAGCTAAAGCTTCTGCATATCCAGGACAACTTGGATCACTTAAGACTACGGCACATGGATCAAATTGATAACTATATATTACCGTAGGATCTTTTACACTACCATTACCCTCGATCGCTATTTCTCCGTCACCAAAACGTGTTCCAGAAATTCTATCTATAGGTACGACTTTATTTATTGTGCCCCCAGGTCCCCCACTCCAGTCATCAGTATTAGAAAAAATATATCCGTTAGACAGGGTGTCTTCATTACGAATATGTACTTTCATATCATCTTCTATTACTTTTTCTGTGGTATATCTATAGATCATTCCATTCACAATAAGACCCGTTTCACTCGGCAGAATACTACTCATATTCCAATTTAAACCATTGGCTGCTGCATTGTTTGTAGTACCTGATATTATACTATTAGAGTAGGAGGAGGAGCAGGAGACTACCCAAACCACCAATGCCCCAAAGAGTCTTCTTATCTGCATCATCCATTTCTTTCTTAAAATTACTTCCTGGCTGCATATCTTTATTTTCTTGCCAAGCAGCCTTTGCTGATTCACCTATCATTCCATCAAATGGGCATGGTGTTCCAGCTTGCATCATTGCATCAAAGACACGTTTATCTTGACACATTACAGATACTGCAGCAACTTTCATTCCCATATCATATAAAGTTTTTGCATTCTTTAATTTTTCACAGTTCATATCTCTTACTGTACTGCCGGCAGAAATACCAAGTATCTGCGTTTGTACAGCTCCAGCAACACCTACAGTACATAGATCAGAATTAGTTGCGCTAATAGAAGGCGATACTGCTGTTGGTGGTGGTGAATATACGGTTGTTTTAGAATCTATATTAGAGTCAACTGTACTGCTACTTGTAGATTCCGTCACAATAGGCTCTGCAAAAGCAGTAGTTCCTATCATTAATAAAATAAATAATATTACATAATGTTTCACAATGTTACACTCCAAATCATTAAATACTTTTCTATTTATCTGTGTAAATACATAGAGCTTGTTGACCAGATGGAAAATGCCCATCTTTTCCGCCTACTTCAAAAGCAAGCAATTCACGTTGACCAAAACAATCATACATAGATTCATAAGTATTGTATTTTACAACAAAAGGTTCTGTATTATACAAATATATAAAAACTAGTGTCCACACTATAGATCCTCTTTTTTACTATCCCAAGGTTGAGGACCTCCATATGGCACCCATTCAGCTCCTGCTATAATTAAACATGACATCGGGGGACCATTACTATTTGGAAAAGATAATACAACTGCAAGTGTGCCAGTATTTTGGTTTAAGAATATCTGAGCATCAGATGTAAATGTTTTTCCATCTTTCGATGCAATAGTACCATTGCCGTGAAGTAACAATGCATTTTTATATTGTATCATTACATTCATGACATCAGGAGACGGATCACATGGTACATTAATCTGAATCATATCAGCGTGTACTGGTACACAAGCAGTTATAAATCCTAATGCTAATAATAGTTTTTTCATGATATGCCCTTTCTTAATAGAAAAGGGGGGCTAACCATGACCCCCCACGCACCTATTAAGCAGTGAACCTTATTATGTCATAGACAATAGTATTTAGCTTAGAAGTTAAAGCTAGCACCTACGGCTGGAGTCCATTCTTCTGCATCAAGATTGTATGATGTTTCAGCAAAAAGATTTAGACCGCCAAATTCAGCAGCAACTTGTCCGCCTACATTTTGAGCCATTTCTTCATCATCACCATTAACAAATGCGGTAAGAACTGAATATGAAGCTGAAGCCTCATAAGCAAATTCTTCATCTGCATAAGTTACTACTGCGCCAATTCCGGCACCTTGAATTTCAGTACCCACATCGGCACCATAAGCCATTTCTTCGGTATCCATATTATAATCAAGTGCTACACCAACATCAATAGCACTTACTTCAGCAGAATAACCGAGCTGAACATTTTCTAACTCTGTCATATCTGTTTTATAATCTGTTACTGCTGCCATAAAAGAAGCATTACCGATTGACACAATGATGCTTTCAGATGTAGCTGGATCTGCAAGTGTATCATCACCTACAACTTCAAGACCTGCACCCGGGAATAAATCACCTTGATCACCAAGAGAAATTGAAATACCATTTACTGCAGTACCCAGAGACCATGCATCAAGTGCAACTGTTCCACCATCTACCATTTCAAGACCAACTGATCCAAATGCACCAACATCAGGCTCATTAGCACCAAAGCTTAGTGCTACTGTATTTTTTCCGACCCAATCGTCAGATGCGTTTTGCGTTGCCTCTAGTTTTACAGAACCAGAAACATCCGCAGCATATGCACTACCCGCTAAAGCAAACACTGCACAAGAAGTAAGAAGAAAATTCTTCATTTTTTTATTTTCCTATTTTTTAATTGTTGTTTAATGTGCCACATTTTCTGTTGCTAGGTAAGTGGCCAACCCCCTGTGTTAGGCAGCTAGTGCGTAACCAGATGGTGCAAAATTATCGTTTGCATTTAGTTTGTTTGACCTAATATCGTCAGTCACCACGGTAAACTCCACTTCATTTTCACACCTGTCGATCCTAGTTCGCTCCCAGCATAAGCACATTATATTCTTGTATCTTCTGATACTACATATACCGTCATATATGGTTTCTTTTTAGTTAAAGCGATTGCTTTATTTTCTAGGTGTTCTTTATTTTTGCTTCTTGCCTTAACAAAGATTTTATCACCTGTTTTAACAACCATTTTATACTTCATAAATTCCTCAATGTGCTTATGGTGGAAGCGTTGGGTACTGCCCCCAAGTCCAGTATGTGTCCACGTTGCTTCAACGTTTACAAATTATATAGTATCATATAATGAGTAATAAGTAAACCATATATTAATCATTAATAAAATGTAGTAAATATGTTACAGTCTAATATAGTCGGAATCAATATCATACTCAACATAATTAACTTTAGTTTTAAGTAAAAAGGTGCCAGCTTTTCTCTGATATTCTTCTTTCCATTTCTTTCTAATAAGTTCATTTCTTTTCTTATGACGAAGAAAGTTTGTACTATTATGTTTAAAAATCTCTTGTTTCCCGCAACTAGCTCATCCTTGGTAATATATTCTTTGTGAAAATGAGTAATATTATCCCAGTTTTCTAGGAGTTTTTTACCCATATCATCAAATATAGCATCACTCAATATAGGATCATCTTCTTTATAGTAAGCATATGATGCCATGAGATACCATGGTACCATCATATTTTTATTATCATCAAAGATCTGAGTTGCGTAATTATCCAAGTTCATTGTCATGCACATATAGTTGTAATAGAGCGTAGTGTAGTACTTTCATAAGGTCTTTACGAGCATCTGCTGCAGTACCTTTCTTACCGTATCTATTGGAATATTTATCTACATTTCCCATACAGAAACCAGTACCGTGACCACGATCCATAATTACTTCAGTTGATTGAAATTTATTCTGAGAATAGTGTTGATTATAAGTAGCATCCACATACTCTTTAAATTCCGTAATATATTTTTCTTCGTCAAAACGATAGTCAATTTTGTTTTTCATTCTTTCCTCATCTATAAAAAATATGGTCATCAACCTTAGTTACAAGATCATATGCGGTTCTCCAATAAGGAGATACTTTAATTGAGTGATACATTATAGAACCATATGTAGGATCTTTAAATATATATCCAGCCATTCTATCCATTAATACAACTTGAGCAACAATACCAGCTTGTTGCCATGCAGCTTGTGATATTTTATTAGTAGGTATACGATCAGACTTTCCATCACAGTACCAGCTAAAATGGCACATGTTACGAATAACTTTACCAGAAGAATCACGTTTGGCTTGTTTTACAACACCACAAATTGTATCTGGATAGATAGAGTTATCAAGACGATTAAGAGTGACCCAAGCTACTGCAACTTGGCCCTCAACGGTTTGGTTTCTTGCTTCAAAGAAGATGTTTTGACGTAAACAATATACATCATTATGAGTAATTCTAACTATTTCTTTACGACTCCAGCTATGATCACTGGCATATAATTGTGTACCCACAACGGCAATAAGTGCCGTTGCAGTGATACCATTAATAACACCTGATATAAAATTACTAAGTTTCATTATACAGTTTCCAAATTCATTTCAACTTCTTCAAAGCTACGCTTATTGCGAGGAGTATATGTGTCGGTATAAAACCATGCTTCTCCATCAAACAAGTAAAGATAATCAGCACCTGCGTGCTTATCGCCGCACTGCAGAAAAGTTTTTACTGAGTTATAAACTTTTGGTTCGTCGTTATGAACCGCTGCTCTTAAATCGTGATCAAGATCAGATGTTAAACCTGAAATATAACCAGCATTTGCAACTGCTTTTGCAGTTTCAGGAGTGTTGTATGATTGTACTAAAAGTTGGCCATTGTAAGAAAGGTAGCCATCATAGTGGCAGTATGTCGCTGTAACCGAACCATCGTCATTGTAAATTCCGATCATTGATGCAGTACCCATAATATATCTCCTATCCGATTCTCTTTATACTACTAATATAGTATATTTCGGATGAAATGTAAACCCCTAAAATGCATTTTTTTTAATTTTTATTGTCTACCCAAAATATTTGATTAGGTGGCAAAAATCCATGTATAAACCATGCAACACCAAAATGTGGATTATCACCACCAGTAAAATCAACCCTGTGATTATAAACTATTGCGGACATACCGTGTTCCATAAACTGTTTGCCTCTCCTTACACCTTGAAAAGATGATACCGGAAGTAGTAGAGCAAATGGTTTTCCAAGATTGTAACAGTGTTTAATAAACTTGTCTTTTTTACTATATGGTGGATTAGTTACTATGCCATCATATACATCATCTGTAGTACACTCAAAAAAGTCTTTACCGTTACTAGACTTCATATCATATCCATTTTCGGTAAAAGCTTTTACTATATTAGATGATATTCCAGACGTTGGCTCATAATATGTTTTACTGCTGTCAAGATATTGTAGTAAAGGTTTAACTTGATTAATTGGAGTATAACATTCGTCACTTTCTTCATTACGACCTATAGTCTTTAAAACATTAAGTATTGCCATTTTTATCACATGGCGTAATTTCTGGATGACAGTGCATTTCATAGAAGCAGTCTATAAATTCCCAACCTAAATCTTCTACTCCAGCTTCATAATCTTCATCATATGCTTCTGTAGCTTCTTCTATCCATTGTTCTTGTTGCTCTTCATCAATTTCATGAAGTTCCGAACCAGCAAGAGACCAGTCTTCCCAACAGCCGTCCCAGGTTTCTAACATTTCAGCATCTTCATAATCTTCACTAATGTCAACAAAGTCTTCATCTATTTTAGGAAGCAAGTAATCTTCCAATTTAGTTTCTTCTGTAATGATATCATCTTCGCCATAATAGTCTGCAAGATATTCCTGAAATGATTCATAATCTCCTTTATCAGAAAGATATTCTTTAATTTCTTTATCAGTTTCTGGTACACTAATTAACCATGCACCGTATCTCCAGCCTAATTCTTTACGGAGAAAAATTGTATTACCGTCTGCATCTTTTCTCTTAAATGAATGCCATTCTATAATAGATTTTTTAACTGATGGTTCTAATCTATAGTATTTCATAATATATCTCCTATTCCCAAATAGACCCGTGTCTGCCCTTATCTGGCATGGTAAATAAAGCCTTTACTTTACCTATTGTGGGTTGTCTTGCAAATACACACCATTGTATAGTTGCAACATCTGAATATGAAGTCTGTATAAATTCTTTAAAGCTTGTTCCTGTAGTATATACATCATCTGCAATAAGAATTGGATCATTAGGATTTCCTGTAGAATATTTATCAAGTGCATTGCCTAAAGCCCATCCACCAGTTGGAATACCTACCGCTTTTTGCCAAGGCTGATGTTCATATTCTTTTATAATCTTAGCAAGAACATGCCACTCTTCAGGCTTAATTGCATCACATTCAAGTTTCCAATTAAGTTTTAGACCCGCATGACTTGTAAATTCTCCGGATTCAAATAAGTTTGCGCTAGTTCTATGTGCCACTGGTAAACCTCCTGTAAAAGCATCATTTGCTAGATGATATTTATTCACTAAACTTTCAAGATATTCCATATATTCGGCAGCTTGATATTCTACGCTATCTAACATACCAGATATTTTATATTTTTCACCAGCCATATTTTTAAGATTAGCAACCCATTTACTGGGTTGCTTTCTTGGTTTTATATCATTATACACTTTGTCTACGACATCGTGTTCATTTTCTTCTTTTTCAAAACCATGTGTATTATGCATATTAATCGCTTTTTATTATCTTTACGCCTTGCTTTTTTCCACATCCTGGACAGTGTAACTGACCTCTATCAATCATATATTTTTCTTCCATAGTAGGAAGAGTAAAGTAAAATTTGCAACTAGAACAAGTTATATGCCAAATAATTTCTTTACTTGATTGGAATGCCATAAGTGTCAATGATATTCTGATTCAAGTAGTTTAAACCCAAGAGCCCAATTTTCCGCAGCATCTTCTATGTATCGCATTGATTTGCCCTTATAATCTTCAGTAAAAAATAGCTTCTCATTATTATCGAAATATTTTATATAACCATATTCTTCTTTAAAATCAAAATGGATTTCACAGTAACCCTTTCCGTGATCCGAATAATAAGTTGAAAGTTTTCTTCCCATTGGTCTACTCCTCTTGAATAAAGTTTTCTACTGAAGGATAAATCTGAGCAATTGCTTTTGCAGTTTCTATTGCTAGATCCATATGTTCTTGTTGAGTTCCGTTTGCTGAACGTAGCTCAATATAATGAATCCATGATCTAATAGTACCATTCGCATATAAACGAGAAACCGTATTGCCTTCTGGTAATATGGCTCTTGCTTGTTCTTTTGCAATACCCCTTTCTCTTGCTTCTTTATATATTCTTTTAGTATGATCAATCATAAACTGTTGCTGTGCGTGCCACCAAGCTTCAAGTGCAGTATCATCATTCTTTATGCTATTTTGACGATTCTTTTCATCTTGAAGTCTGGCTTCACGAATGACAAATGCTTCTCCCATATCGTTTGGATCTGCATATCTTTGAGAAAATTCTTGGAAAGAAAATGATCTATGCCGAAGAAACTGTCGAGCAATGTCTCTTGTAGTTTCAATCTCCATTGTAGCTGAAGCCATTTCAAATGGCGACCAATGTTTATGTTTAATCAAGTATGATAAAAGCTTTGGTGTTGTTTTAGTATTGGCTTGATTGCCAGGATTTGATACTCTAGCACAATATGCAATTAAATCTTGAATATTATCTAAACCCATAATCCCTGGTTCTCCAGAGTGCACATGTTTCATTGGTTGGCTATATGCTAATAATCTAACTTTCAATTTAAATATCCTCTATGTTGATATGAATTAATCTCATCTTTAAATTCAACCATAACCTCCAACATTTTATCATAATCTTCTTCAGGTAATAAAGACCGATATAAACTTAATCCTGTTGTTGTAAGAACAGCTGCAATCATTAAAGGTTCATTATTATTTTCAGATAAACTATTAATAGTTTCTATAATTTTTCTATAGCAAACTTTAAAATCATTATCATCATAATCAGTCATGGGCTAATACCAAAACAAGGCAACCAACCTACATTACAATAACGAGCATAATCTTCAAGCCCTACCATAGCCATAAGAACAAGAATTGGAATACCAATAATAATAAAAACTATAATTAGAAAGGCTGGTAATAAACCTTTCGTGGTGCAGTAGTAAGTATTTTCGCTCATTGTACTTCTTTCATTACATAGGTTTTATTTTTCATATAATCAATATATGATTTACCCGAAATCCTTTGGCGAATAAAAGGTTTATTCGTTTCTGCCTTATTTGGATTTTCAATAGTAACAACAATATCTTTACCTTGACGTAAAGCCTTTTGTTGGTTTAATACTCGCATCTGAGAATTAAGGTAATCTCTGCGCATTTCTTTACGAATAGTTTTACTTACATTTGAATGGATACCCTGAGAAACGTTTCCGCTTGATTTTCCACCTTTACCTTTAGCCATAATTTAATTCCTTATAATTTAAAACCTTCAAATTTCTTTGCATTTATACCATTATTTGTTTTATCAAATACTGGAGTGTCATCTATTAAAGTTTGCTCGCCTTCGTGAGCATCAAATAATCTCATCTTTGATCTATCTATACCAATAACAAACCGCTTCTTATATGTAGGATCATTATATCTATTCTTTAGTTGTTTAACTGCGAGTTGTCCCATTCCCTCAAGTTCTTCTGTAGAGATAAGGGCGAACATGAGGTCTGCGGTAGCGGGTAATCCAAAAGACTCGGACGTATCTTCAAGCCCAATATCCGAGTTACTATAACCAGACCTAGTCGTCTGCGTTGCAGTAACGATCGGTAAGTCAAACTCCACCGCAAGGCCTCGTAATTCTTCAGCAATTGCTTTAATGTAATTATATGAGTTGATTGCACCACCCATTCCTTTCATTCTACTTGAAGAACAGATATTCAAATAATCAATATAAATGATATCAGGTTCAAATGATTTTTTGAGTTTTAACTCATTTAATAAAGCACGAAAATGACCAGCGTGAGCAGATCCAGTCGGGTACTCTTTAATAATAAGTTTACCATTTGTTTTAGATGAAAGGCCACGGACTCTTTCGGCAAACATCTCTTTACTAAGATGTTCTAATTGGTCAATTGGTATGTCAAGTAAGTTTGCATCAATTCTTTCTGCTATTCTTTCTTCTGCCATTTCCATGGTAAGATATAAAACATTCTTACCTTGGTTCAGATTAGCAGCAGCACAGTGACACATAAATAAAGATTTACCAACACCAGTACCAGCAAGACAGACATTAAGACTTTTGTTTGGAATACCTCCCTTTGTAATCTTGTTAAAGTAGTCAAGATCGAAAGGTAATCTTTCTTCGTCACGGTGGTAGAATTCAAATCGCTCTTCAAAGTTTTCAATATAGTCGTGACCGATGTTGGGGTCGAACGAGACGCCGAGCGCTTTCGTGAGAATATCCGGTAAAGCATTTTTTGTTAAACTCTGATGTTTGCCATCAATGATGGAGATTGATTCCATAACAGCATTATATAAAGCACGATCTTGACACCATTTTTCTGTAGTATCATTTAACCAAACTTCATCAGACTGTTCTACTTCAAATAAACTAGGTATAATTTCAACAGCGTGTCTATACTGTTCGTCATTATAGTTATCAGCCTGATCAATTTCAATCTTAAATGCTTCCGCTGTCGGAAGTTTATTATACTTTGCAACAAACATTCCTGCTTGTTTAAATAGCATCTTATAGACGCCTTCAAAGTAATCGGGTTTTACGAAGGGAAGAACCTTTCGCATATATTTTTCGTTAGTAAGAATATTTTTAAGAACAACTTGTTCTATATTAGTGTTCAAATTTACACCTCTTTTAAATGAATTTCTTCTTTGTTTTCTATGGAAGATTCTAATATACTATATAATAAATCACCCGCAGCCAATTGTAAACCAATATCTTCGGCTGTAAGGTCTTCATCTGGTGCTGAGATAACCTCAAAGTCAAAATGTAAGTCCAGTTCTTCGTCTTTTTCTGGAGTCTTACCATCAACACGAATAGAACCATAACGAATTACAACCTCGTTAAACTCTCCTTCAAGTATTCTAACATTCCATACTTCATTAATATTTTCGTCTGATATTAATTCATAATCTTTATTTTCTATATACTTTCCCATTAATCTTCAACCACAATTTCATCCATATCAACAAGAGACTGGTGACCAATGCTGTATTGTTTCTTTAGGAAATCTTTAAAATCCGTTTCAGCAAAGATCGGATCCCAGAAGGACTTATCAAGAGTTCCATCGTACCGAACTTTAGGTCCAACTTCTCCAGTAGATTGATCAATAACAGCATACCAGCCATTGGAAGGCTTAACAGCATAACCACCAGCAAGAGCGCAATCGAGCAAGCCAGAATAAGACTTGACACCACCTTCCCAAGACACAGTAATAGGAATTTTTGACTTCTCTTTAACATATCGTGATTTCTCCACATTAATCACAAAGTGATAACCTTGAATCTCTGTACCTTTCTTATCTTGTTGACGACCAATAATCCAAATATTATCTGCACTATAGTATATACCAGTTCCGCCAGATACAATAGCTTTAGGAAATAAACCAATCTCTTGATATGTATGATTTACTGCAATAAGTGGAATATTCTTCATAGCAAGATATGGTGTACTCATACGGAATAGACCCTTAAGTGCTTTAGCACGAGACATATCCGCAACTGACTTTTCATTCTTAGCATCTTCTAATTCTTTCTTTGATGCTAAGTTACCAATAGAATCAATAACAACCACAACTTTATCATTGCGATCTAATTCTTCTAGTTGTCCAATTAAATCAAATTTTAATTCTTCAACATTAGTAATAGGTGTGTGAAGAACACGAGATGTATCAACACCGAATTGTTCAAAATAACTCTGAGGTGATCCAAACTCTGAATCATAGAATAGCATTACCGCATCTGGATATGCTTTTAAATAGGCAGCTGCCATAAGTAAGGCAAAGGAAGTTTTAAAGTGTTTAGAAGGTCCAGCAAGAACTGTAAGACCTGGGGCTAACCCACCATCTACCGAACCAGATAGCGCAACATTAATCATAGGGACATCTGTTGGAACCATGTCTTTTTCAGTAAAAAATTTAGACTCAGAAAGAACCGATGTGTGGGATAGTTTTGAGTTCTTTTTGAGTTTGTCCATAATTGACATACAATACTCCTCTGTATAGTATTAATTTATATATTATAACTCATATTATGAGAAATATAAAGTAAAAATATCATATTTTTCTAAAAAATATAATGTAGAAAAAATTATGCATATAATAATAATTGATTTAGCAATAACCAATCCCGCAAATACAAGAGCCTGAAAGAACCACTTTATTAAATATAATAAAGCAAATAAGCCAATTGTATATGCAAAAAGTTCAAGCATAGCTTACATTTTGCTCTAACTCACGAGAATCTTTTTCATATTCTTTTCTATATTCATTATTTGCACGAATAACCTCATTTAAAACACTAAACTCTTGGTTAGAGAAAGTATTAAATGCAGATGTATCTTTTGGAAAACAGGCACCACCAAAACCACGCTTACCATCAAAACCTGGTGCTCTAGTATGAGATGTACCAATACGTGGATCGGTACCAATAGCATTTACTATATGACCGAAATTTCCACCAAACTTTTCTACTACATCATAGAATTGGTTAAACCATAAAACCTTAGTGGCGAGAAAACAGTTAAGACCATACTTGACAAAGCTGGCTTCTGTAGCAGACATATGGAAAGCTGGACACGGTTTACATAAACTATATTCTTTATAGATTTCTTCCAAACGTAGAGTGGTTTCTTTATCTCCACCAAATACGTGCATATCTGGATTTATAAAATCAGAATTAGCATTAACTTCTGTTAGGAATTCTGGGTTATAAACAACTCTTGAACTTGTGCCGCCGCCTCTAGTAAGAGATTTGATAACATCGGGTGTTACTGTGGATTTAATTACTATAATGCCACTGCGCCGCTGTTTAAGTTTTTTTACAGTTTCTACTACAATAGATGAATCAATCTCGCCATTTTTACCCATAGGAGTTGGAACAGCCACAAAAGAAACATCTACATCTAGTGATTTAATACTATCGACACTATTTCCATATTTAGGATCAATAATAACTTTAGTACAATTATAATCATTAAACCCGTGATCAACAGCTTTACCAACAAAACCATGACCAACAATTGCTATTTTTAATTTAGAACCCATCGGGATATACTTCCTTATAATATTTACTGATAAGAGGCTCGCCATTCTTTACAAGCCTATCCATTAATTCTTCTACTGATATATTATAATATAATGCAACAGTTTTGTAAAGCATTAGTTCACTCCATAATATAGTTTATACCAAGAAACAAATCTTTCGACACCTTCAGTAGTTTAGTTGTATCAGACCAAGTAGCTTGAGTATCGGCTGGGTGTTTTGGTACAAGTTTACGTTTAGCTTTACGATCAAGATTAGTTTCAATGTGATCAACAAAGTCAACTAATTGGACTTGTTCTCCATAACCAATATTATATATCTCATTAAATTCTTCAGTTTCAGATAAAGATTGATTTAAAACAATAACAATACCATTTACAATATCATCAACATATGTAAAGTCACGAATCATATCACCATAGTTAAATAGTTCGATTTCATTACCGGCGACAATGTTTTTGGTAAAATCAAAAAGTGCCATATCAGGGCGACCCCATGGACCATAAACAGTAAAGAAGCGGAGCCCAACTGTTCTAATGATTGAACTAGACATAAACTGTGCTTCATTAGTAAATTTAGTGTAGCCGTACGGATTTAATTGATAACCAGTTTTTTCATTTTCATTCCACGGTAGTGGATTACCAGCCATAGTACAAGATGTAGATGCATATATTACATTTTCGATATTAGTTTCAGTACAAGCTTCAATTAAATTTTGAGAGCCGGTAATATTATTATCAATATATTTTTGAGGATTATCCAGTGAATGCCGAACACCTGCATATGCAGCCAGATGAATAACGGCATCAGGTTTATTGGCTGCAAAGAAAAGTTTTAACATTTCTTTTTCTTTTAAATCAAGTCGAGTTACTTCAACACCAAGATTTTTTAGATTATTTGCTCTATCTTCTTTTAGATCAACATCGTAGTAATCATTAAAATTATCAAAAGCTGTTACAGTATGACCTTCATCAACTAGCTTTTGGATAAGATGGTAAGCGATAAAACCAGCACCGCCAGTTACGGTTATATGTGACATATTTTTCTCCTTCTACACTTATATTATATCATAAAATTTTCTAAGTGTAAACTATTTTTATTATTAAATTTAAGTATGGCATTATTTAATGCTTTTTCTAATTTATTACCATACATATTTTTTGAAGTAATTCTATAACAAGAATTAGCAATTTGTTTTCTTTCTTCCATTGTAATATTTGAAAATTCTTTTACTTTATCAATAAAATCTTTTTTATTTTCATATATATGAACATATTTTTGATATTTTGGTTCTACCATTTCTTTTGCAGGATGTAATTTTTTTATACCTTTTACAATAATTGGTACACCACGAGAAAGTGCTTCAAGTGATGTAATTGTGAAACTATCGTAGTATGCTAATCCTACAAAACAACATGCCGATTTTCCTATATTTTCCATAATGGTTTTGTGTTCAATGTCAAGACAGATTAATCTGTTTGAGGTATTAAAATTTTTAAATGCTTTTTCAACATAAGTATTTAATGTTTCATTATCTTTAGTCATATGATTTAAAGTAGTGTATACTTCAGTTTTAAAATCTGTTTTATTTAAAAAGTCGTGCACTAAAAAAGTTTGTTTATCTTTATTTGCAGCAGAGACGTGTCTAATAACACCATCAGAATTTAATACTTTTTCTTTATTACTATATGAAGAAAACACTACCGAATCTACAATTATTTCTTTTTCAAAATTCCAATTTTTTCTTTTTCTATTATAGAATTGTTTTATATTTTGTGCATGATATTCTGACATTGCACAAATAGAATGTCTTTCGCTAAAATCTGATAATTTATTTGCAGACATAAGATCAGATAAAAATCCAGGTGCTGCATGACACATATAAATTATGGGAATATTTATTTTCTGTAATTCATTATAAAAACCCCTTTGATAATATGCATTTGATAAAATTATATCAGGTTTAAATTTTTTTATTTTAATTAAAATATCTGTTATAATTTTTTTTCTATTTTTAGCATCTTTTACATATGGTTTTATTCCTATTTCAGGAATTTTATAATCATAACAACAAATATCATTTAAATATTCATGTAGATTGCCGAAAATAGTATATGCTTTTACGTCATGACCTTTTTCTCTTAAAACTTCTATCTGTTTCAACATACTTTCATCAACACCACTTACTCTTTCTTTAAAAGAAAAATAAGTATAAAATGTATATGGAATTATGAATATTTTCATTTTATTAAACTTTCTGTGTACAGAACATAAGATCAATACCTTCGGCTTCTGCTTCAGCAGTTAAATGGGTTTCTACTTGATGGTTTTGAGGAAGTTCAATGGAAACCGTTTCACGTGTTATCGGGCAAAAATATTCTGAGTGGACACGAGGAACTGAAATCCCATATACTTCTACACGAGTTTCATATGTAAAATCTTCTTTTAGATGTGTGATGATTTTACGATTAGTTGCTTCACCTTTTGGATCAACACCATATGTACTAATACGTCCAGCCCAACCGTTTGTTGAACCCGCTTTACCAATCTTAACAAGACCACCGTTAACATACATACCGTATACAATATCACCCATAGCTTTAAAGTCACGTGTTTCCATACCTTCGGCTTTTGTAAATACAAGCTTTTCATAGGTACGAGAAGGCTTATTATTATTTACATTTGTTGTATGTTTCCGAATTGTAAAATATCCGAGGTAAGTTCCGACTTTTTTAAGACTTGTAGCAACGTTAGACATTTTAGTTCCTTTCCGATTCTCTTTATATAATCAACATACTATATTTTTAGGAGTTTGTAAACCCCTAAATTGCATATTGATTGTGGTTTTTAACATACCACTTTTCAGTAACAGGAAGACCAAATTCATCTTCGTCTACAACAATCACAGCAACTGTCTTCTTAACATGAGCAAATCTATAGCCCGTCATACCGCAAACACCGCCGCCGCCTACCCAAACCTTGTGGGGAAAATCTTCTGAAAAACCTGCAATAGATTCATCGTTGATGCTCCACTCAAACCAGTTGCCTGTTTCTTTCTCTTGGAATGCACCAACTGGATCTTTTGTGTAAGTATAATAAGCCATAAGAAGTCTCCGATTCTATTTACTCTTACAACATAACATAAAACAAATCACTTGTAAACCCCTAAAATGATTTTTTTTTAAATATTTCTATATGCATATTCTATAGCACGATCCGCTTCTACATTAAGAGGTCTATTTTCATATCTCTTAGCTGTATCAGCATCTAGTTGCTTGATTAGTTCTACAATCTCAAACGTATTTATAGGATATTGTTTCTTAATTGCACTACTTGCTATCGAAACCATAATCTTATAAACCATAGCATATCTTCCAGTATTATCAACATATGCTATATTCTTAAAATCTCTGATAAGATTTTTATTCACGAATGGGCAATCTTCATAGTTAGACCAACTAACACCAGTATTCTCCATTTTATTCTTACGATATTCTATGATAGATTTTTGCATCTCTGTTGGCAATCTATCTAAGAACGTGCCAGTCTTTTTTTCCTGATATGAATGACTCGCCATTAATTCTTGAGGGTTTATATAACTACCGCCAGTATTAGTAAAAATAAAGTTGAAAGCGCCAGAGTACGAACCAGGGATATAATACATTCGTGATAGATCCTTAGTTTGCGCATCGCCGATTGCTTGGAGTTCTGTGTTGAGTGCGTACCAAAAATGTCTGATATTATCTCCTCTAACTCTTTCTGTAAGTGGGAAGACCAAACGAAACTTTGGTAAACTTTCTCTGCTGCTAGCAGTACTATAGCAAACAAAATAGTACTTACCATAGATACGAATAAGATCATCTTTTAAATCTCCTTTAAACTCGTGGTCATCTACATCCATAGCTGCCCACCCAGCCCAGTCAACTACATTTTTATTTGCTCTTGTAGTATCTTCAATATAAGTTGCTGGTGATATAAGCTGAGCAGCTTTTTTATCTTCAAGTTTTCTCTCAGATAATTTGTATAAAAATTCTTCAAACTGAGGAAAACCAGAAAAACTCATGTTCTTATGAGTTTTATTATCATAGATAGATTTAAAGAATGTTGCAGAAACTTCCATAATTAACTCGGTATCTGATCTTCATCCATCCACCGCAGAAGATTTGCTTCATTAAAATCAACAGCGGGATAAAATGTACCACGTGATTTTCTAGTAAGATTAGGCTGACCAATCTTTTGTGCAAATTCTTTTAAATCTTCTTCTGTTCTAAATCGCATTACGATAGCAGCATAATCTTCACGATTTTCTTGTTCAAATTCTGGCATATCATCCCAACCCATTGCGTCGAGATCATCTTCTTGTCCATCTAATACAAATAAGTTAGCGCCTTTAGGTTTGCTCATAATAAGGGTTCTCCGCATTTCCAAATTCTGTTGTTGCTTTTTTATATTGATCCATAGTTAATGCATGTAATTTCATACCATATTCATTAGTACCACCTTTAATTACATAGTCATCACGATAAATAAGTTTATTCTTTTTAAATGGAGTATAATCAACATGGTGATGCCATCTATTATATCTTTGAACGACTTTAACCAAGTCTGGATGTTGTTCTACGAGTGCTTGTGCAAATTGTAAACGATTATCTCCATCCACATACACATTATCTGTATTACCACCACCCATAACAAGAGTTGTAATTTTACCACATAAGAATGCATTAAATAGAATTGTACACCAATCATCTTTTAGAATATTTAAACTCAGATCAGTGTCTTCATTATACTTACCACGCCATCTATGCTTAATATCATTAGATAATAAAATACAGGAATAAATTCGAGTATTAAGTGTATATGGTCTTTTCTTCTGAGAAGCTGGAGCAAAATACTGGTAGTTCATACCAGACATTTTAACATTTTTATAGCGATCTGTAAAGTCTTCACATAATCTAATTACTGTACCAGAGGTTACTTTAGTCTTTTGGTTTTTATGCAATCTATAAAAGTGTTTAATATTATCATCCATGATCCAATGCCGTTCGTGACCCTCTTTAATAGAATGGTCCCAGACAAAGTTACGTGCTGGAATAGAACCACCAATTCTACCTTTATTATCAGGGATTGCATACTTTGGATTTTCTCTGAATCCAGGTGGTAGAGTTAGAATCTTATCGGCTGAAATGCCTTTATTATAATCATCAAACTCACTTTCTTCAATAACAATTTTATATGGTACTCTAATCTCATCAAGAGTTTTAGAGGTAAGCCGTGAGTCGGCTCTACCCTTAGAGATAATATAAATTGGATATTTTGGTTGCATTAACTATCACCTTCTTTTACAAAGACACCATCTACCATCTTACCTTTACGATCCTTAATATCGTTATAGGCTACTTTAAGACATTCTTCAAGACCGATATTATTTCTTTCCATGATATTAATAAGAACAACCATAATATCTCCGCAGTCATCTCTAATATCTTTACCCTTACAGATATTATCTGATAGTTCACCCATTTCTTGAATGAGTTTCATATACTGATCTTTATCTGTAGACCCATCAATAAGATTTCTATCGTAGTGCCACTGAATAATTTTTTCTTCATAAATCATTTTTATATTATATCCTATTTTGATCAATTTGTAAAGTATTATTTATGATTGTCACAAACACGGCTTCTTAATCCACTTGAGCTAAATCTGTGATCACGTTTATTAAAATACAGATCAATGCCTCTATTACGGCATTCATCCTTACCAGTAAAATTTTGTGTTCTATATTCTTCACCTAGTATTCTAACATTAATTGGATACATATTAATTATATCAAGCAGATCTGCCTCTGTACAATATATAATAACTTCATCAACATACTTTACTGCTTCAAGCTGTGCTTGTCTTTCGACAATAGTTTGGATAGGAGAATTTTTTTCTTTTCGATCATAGCTAGGATCTACTTGTAAAGCAGCAATAAG